AAGCAGAAAAAGCTTATTATGCTTCCATCGGAAACGATGATCTGGCAGCCTGAGTTCACAGATAAAACACTCTCCAGGAAACCCGGGGCGGTTCACGTCGACGTGCTTACCAATCAGTTCGAGGTTCTTCACCTTGTCAGGCCATTTAATTTTTTTGAGGATTGTCTCTATCGAATCCTCGTTCATGTTCATGATGGTCGATGACAGATCAAAGCCGCTAAGCGTAGTGCGCCAGATTTTCGGCCACTCGCGGATTGGCTTAAGGCTCCCATCGTCGTTGAGGATGTCGATCACGTCCATCTGGTCGATCTCCACCAGGCGCATGAGAACGTAATCAGCACTGACGCGCATTCGTTTGTTGCGCTCCTCCATCAACTCGGCAATCCGTTTCTGAATGCGTTCATCGCGCATCATGACACTGGCTTTAACTGCCGCTGTATTTGGGGAGAATCCTGCGTTAATCGCAGCCTGAGTCTGATTTTCAGGCGTTTTGATGTATGACTGGCAATAAGCCTCCTGCATTGCTGTTAGTGGCTTAAATTGCGTTGATTTGCGTTTATAGGTTTTAGGTTCAGCAGGCATCATAACCACCGTGGTAATAGTTACCGTTGTGGTAATAGTACCATGCAAAATAAAGCCGCCATAGTTGGCGGCAGTATTCAAAGTCCATCAAATTCATCGTAAAAACTCTCGTCAAGATACCCTTTCCATTTACCGCGAATGAAAATTACATCCTCGCCGCAAGGGTGCTGACTGTCGATAACTATATCCCTCCTGGCGCAACCATACTTATGCATGAGAAATTTAACCTCTTTCGGAAAATTAGCTGAGTTATCTCTCATATCTTCAAGGTCGTAGCGTATTTTTGGCATAACACCTTCGTGACATGTCACACTATTAATTTCGTTTCATGCCAGCCTTTGGTCACCCAGCATTGCGAGTCACCATTACACGGGCATGAATTAACTGGAACTCTCTCGCCGCACTTACCGCAACGTTTTCTGCTGATCGATTTTATACGCCCGCGCACCCGGGCATCATCCTGGCGGATCAGCAGCGCGATGTACTCGGCCATTTCATAGGGATCTCGACCAGGGCGCCGGGCGGCGCAGTTCCGCTCCAGCATTTCAATTTCCTGAGCATCAAGCACAATCTCCAGCTTACGCACACCAGATGCAGCTTGTCTGGCTCTCTGAGCGGCTTTGCGCTCTGCTGCTGATTTAGCCATCAATATTTACCTTTATCGCGTATACCTTTACCGGTTTATCGCCGAAGTGGGGATGTGTGATTGTCTTGATTTCATATCCGTCATACGGGACGTCAATTCTACGACTGGAGTCGTCGCGCTTCGGATATCCCTTTGTGATAATCAGTCGGTCATAATCCCTGAACATAATTCGCTTATTCCAGTAGTCATTACACAGGCGATACTCTTCCGTTTTCTCTCCGCGAATGATGGCATCGAAGTATTCACCTTTAACGGCTAGTTGCAGGTTAGCCACGATTAACCTCCTGCTGCGGTGCTGCTGGCAGTGGCATCCAGTGGGTAATACTACCTGGATATAAACTCTTTGCTGGCCCCCAGTAGCCATCTGTATTAACACGCATAACCTCACAGCCATCAAAACCATCAGTTACAAGAACGTATTCATAAGGTTCCGGCATCCTTTCGCTTACCGGAATCCAACCATCCGGAGTTGCCGGAGAGTTGCCATTTATATCGAAGTTTGGCTCTGCGTCCTGAACCAGGAGGATGTAACCATTCTTGGCAGTATCAAGTTCTAACGCCTCGGTGACGGTACCGAAATAGCGATTACCTAAATCAGCATCACAAGTGCTTACATCAATGGAAACTTCCATCCCTTCGATTAATTCTGGCAAGTTGTAAGTTTGGCTTACAGGCTCTGCTTCCAGTGATGCCAGTGCAATTCGTGCCAGTTCCATTTGTTCGCCACGAGTAAGTCCGTTATCAAGCGGATTTTTAATGAATAATTCGATACGTTCTTTGGTTATAGCGCTCATATCACTCTCCTTTGATGCGAATGCCAGCGACGCGTGGCACATTAACTTCCACGATGCGCACAGTTGGTTTGTACATCTCAATCGCTGTCAGCCAGTCAGCGCCAGTCATGCGCTTTTCTGCATCGCCATTAGTCCACTTAACCGGTACACCAATAGCCTTCATCGCGATTTCTATTTCCCCGGCAATGGCGCTTTTTCCGCAACCAGTAAAACCAGAAACAACGACAAGAACTTCGCCTTTGGCTGGTTTTATTTCCCGCGCTTCCAGTTCTGCTATGCGCTTCTCTGATGCTTCAAGTAACGCCTGCTTATCGCGTAGCGCTTCTTCCAGTTCAGCAACATGGCACTCACTATCAATAAGGTTGTTCTCTGCGGCTTCCAGCTCAACACGCAGCTTCCCTACCGTTAGCGCAATATCCTCGTTCTCCTGATCGCGGCTTTTGATGTATTGCAGGTTTCTTTCCCGTTCATCCAGCAGTGCCAGCACGGTAGCTGGATTGGCTGCGGCGATGAATTCAGCATTGGCCTGCTGCTCCATTTGGAAATCTTCATAGAAACGGCTTTCTGGATGCGCTCCTTCAATTCTGCAAATGGGAATATATCCAGCAACTTCACGATGAATTAGTGCATCATCACCATCAAATCGGCCATCTCCATATTCGAGCGACCACTCGCCACACGTTGCTTTCTCTGCCGCCTCACGCAGTGCCTGATAGTCAATCTTGCTCACTGGTTGCCTCCTTTGCGAAGCTGGGCGGCGATATCTTCGAGAACGCCATCAGAGAATGAGCGGTCAAAATCGCCTTCCGGCGCATTAGCCATAAACTCAGTAGAGGTAAGAATCATCCGGGCAATATCCGCGGCGTTCTTCGCAGTATCATCAATAAAACCAGCTTCCCAGGCAGCCAGCATTCTGTTCGCCACAAAGTAAGCGCCCTCCTTGCGTGCTTCAGTCTTCACTTCAGCCAGGAAAGCGTCGGTGGCTGGGGTTTCCGTGAAGTTGTCCTCCCAACCGTAGTACTCCTGACGACAGAAGTTATTAAATTCCTTCTCCGACTGTTTAAGCCCCGCATTCTCCGCCGCCAGCGCATTAGCACGCACCAGTTGCACTTCCAGTTGCGTTGCCAAATCGCTGATCAGCTTTGCCACACTGCGCATATCAACGGCACCACATTCTGCTTTCAGTTCCGAAGCCATCTCATGCCCGGCGGAAACTAACCCTTTGATATTACTTTCCATCTTTACCCTCGCTTATCCACATAACTTATTGATTACATTGATAACTAAAAAGATCGTCGATTTAGAACTCTTCGATGTTCCAGCCACCACCTGCTTTCTTTGGCTTAACCGTTACCCCGATGATTCGGAACGGATACTGATCTGCGGCGACTTTGGTTTTCACCCTGGCGTCGTCGGTCCAGAAACCTTTCACTTCGTGCAGTTCCATCTCGCCGGTGGCGAGCATCACAGCGAAATCTGGCGTATAAAACGTGTTATCAGCTAACCGCAGCTTGATACCCTCGAACCGATACCAGGCGATTTCCCCTGCACGTTTACGCTGCTCAAGGTGCTGGCAATACGCAGATTCTGTTTTGTTCATCTGGCCTGTTTTGAGTCGACCAAGAGCCTGTATCTGTTTTCTCATGATTTACCCCTGAGGTAATTAAAAACCACATAAGACACTAAATCAATAGATTTTAGAATATTTTATTACCCAGTAGGTAATCATCGAGACGTAAAAAAATGCGCTATCGCGCTGGTATTACTTGATAAATCCTGCCGCCTTTCCCCGCCTGTATTCCTCCATCAGCCACTGCGCCGGTGTTATTCCCCCAAGGGTGGCGGCGTTAGGCATGCACCCGAAACTTCGCCCTGGTGGATGGTAAACGTCTCTCCCTGTGTCCGGAGGTGTACTCATGGGTTCTGGCTTTGCCTGTATGCTGATCACCGGATCGGGTATCTGCTGTCCGGAAGCCACCTTTTTCGCCCAATCATCGAGCAGCCTGCGCGCGTGTTTCTCAACCTCAATCTCGCTAAGCTGGCGCTGATACATTGCACGGCGGGTATCACATACGACCCAGTACATAACCGGATGTCGCCACGGGAATCTTTCGGGACCACCAGGATATAAACTTTTTTCCTTGCTGTACCGGTGAAACTCCGCCATCACATCGTCAATGGTGACGCCAAGAACCATCTTGCTGTCTTTGCACCACTTGATGAATTGCCCAGGCGACGGCCAGAACGGAGATTCACTGGCGCGGGCGTGGCGCATACCAGCGTTAACCTGTTCCATTGTTGTGATCCCATTCTCCAGAAACGCAAGCATCCATTGTTTTCGAAATTCGTTTAGCTTTCCTTGCTCGCTGATAGCAGCGATGCTGCCTGGAAATGCAGCCTGTAACTGGACAAACATTTCGTTGAAAATTCTTGCAACCTGCTCCTTCTTTGCCCTTTCATCGTCAGCAGAAGCAACCGCCGTCGAGTGGTCATGCCCACCACGAAAGCGATCGTACTCATTAAGAAGTTCTGGAGTTGATTTCATCCCACACCTCATCTATCCAGTCAGTGTTATGCCAGTCAAGGCTCTTTCTGACTTCACCTGATTTCTGTCTACAGAACTGGATGCGCCTTGCCAGCTTCTGCTCCCACTGTGCCTGATGGTATGCCTTACCCTCAGCCATCCAGTAAATTCTGAACTCTGCAAGTTCCTGTGCCGTTGGCAGACTGTCCAGGTAGATTCCCTGCAATGAGCTTTTCCGAAGAAAGTCATCTGATGGCTGCCATTGTTCATGCATGACAAATTTACCTAATTGCCCTGGCCCACCAGGAGGAACAAAGTTATTCATCACGGCGTTGTTTGCGACGGGGTCATGAGGCACAGAATCCCCGGTTTTTGTCCTGCTCTCCCTCTCTTGGTTAAATGACTGGTTATATGACTGGTTCTGGATCCCGTTTTTGGGATCATTCAACATCCCGTTTTTGGGATCATTCAACATCCCGTTTTTGGGTATATTCCCGTTTTCGGTAACATTACCGTTTTCGGGTTCATTGCCCCCCTCCCGGTTGCCTTTAATGTTCCCGTTTTTGGTTATATTAAGAGAGAAAACCCGCACTCTTTTTGTCGCTCCCTTTCTCTCTCCGGTATCTGAAATAAGCCCCATTTTCATGAGCGATATAAGCCCGGCCTGCACGGTTTTTTTATTCAGGCAAGTGTCTTTAACGAGGCGTTCTATGCTGGGGTAGCAGAGGTTATATTCATCGGCTCTGTCAGCCATCGAGAGCAGTATGAGCTTTAATGATGAGCTACCTGGATCTGTCTCCCAGGCCCAATCTGTTGCATGTCTGCTCATGATTAATCTCCGCTATCAGCTTGAGTGTTGTGGGGAGGAATTAATCATGATCTGCTTAATCTCTGCCCTGATGCGACGGTTTGATTCCATGGTGCACTCAGCACAGTGTCCGTTGTAAACCCAGCGTTCACTGTCATGTCCATGCTTACATGGTTTTCCGGTGTAGTAGCGTTTAAGTCCGCGCTTTGCGGCATCAATACGTGTAATGATTTCCATGGTAAGCCCTGTTATTAGTATTGGGATTACGGTCATTTTGTGCTGACACAAAAAAAAGATCAACCAGATTTGGTTTTTTGTTACCTTTTAGGTGCGAATAGATATGAAAAGACCGCCGGATGGCGGTCTACAGAGGGTTGTGGCTGGATATCATGAGTAGAAGAAGTATGCCAGTTCTGCTTTTGAGCGCAGCCATTGTCTTGTTTTACAGGCTTTAAAAAGCCCATTCATCAATACCTTACCTGGCATTTTGCGCTTACCTGTTAAGTGAGTCTGGATATAGTGACTCGTCGTTCCGGCTTCCTGTGCGAAGGCTTCACGCTCATCCGGAGTAAGTGCAAGCCAGTGCTTTTTGAAATCGAAATGTCCGTTATCGCTCATAGCTATTGCCTGATATTTATTTCAGATAATAAATATTCACCCATAAGGTAACAAAAATCAAGGATAGTTACCTATGGGGTGCATTTACCTGTTGGGTAATATTGCTTTAAATTGAATCATCTACTGATTCATATATGAGGCGATTTTCCAGAAAATGAAAAGTATCCAGGACGTCCGCAGGCAAAATCTCAACGACTTGATCGACCGTGAATTCAATGGTGTTCAGACGCGGATGGCAGAAAAACTTGGAACTCAGGCAAATCTGGTAAACCGCTGGGCTCTTGGCAAGAAGGTTATCGGCGACCAGGTTGCGCGAAAAATTGAAGCTGCCGCCAATAAACCCCGTAACTGGCTTGATATCGATCGCTCGCTTTCTCAGGAAGGTTTTCAGCCTGTCGGCCCAAGCGACATTGGTCAGCTGGCGGCTCACAACCTGGAACGCTGGATGAGCGAAAGCCGCGACCTTTCAACGCAGGGAAAACTTCACCGCGCATCCGGCGTCGCCCAGGTGACAATCAGTCGCCTGTTAAACAATGAGGTCAGCGTTTCCATTTCCACCCTGGAGAATGTTGCATCCGCATTCGGGCGTCACGGATATGAACTACTGATTCACCCGCACGACCCTGCGACTATCAACTATGACCGCTCACGCTACGCATTGTTACCCGAAACCGAGAAAGCAAAGATCGAAAGTTACATTGAATTTGTCATCAACCAGAACGAAAAAAGCAAACAATAAAACTATAGTTTTCAGTAAGTAAGCCGCCTCATGGCGGCTTTTTTATTGCCAGATAGATTACCTTACGGGTAATTTTTTTAACTCATATCTATTGACACCAAACCAAATAAGCATAATTATTACCCCAACGGTAACAGACCGAGGTAACAAGTTATGCAGTGGAAAATCATCAACGGTTGGTACTGCGTTACTGCATGCGGATTCATGAGCTGGAAGTTCCGCACCTTACAGGAAGGCATTAAGTGGGCTTTCGTCAGCAAAGAAGCTCGCGATGTAGCCAACGATAACGAGATATGGGAGGGCTGATAATGAACGTTAATCAGCAGAAAAATCTTCAAAAAATCATGCTGGCATTCGACAAGGACTACCGCCTGTCAGAACAGCTATATGACCGACAAGTTGAACTGATTGAGAGCATCCGACTTCATCAACTGTCCTCAACTTTCGACGTTGTAACAGGCAAAGGCGTTCGTCAGGAAGTGCTGGAGGCTGCTAAAGACAGCCCTGAGTTCGAAGAACTGATGGATGCCTACCGGCGCGAGGCAATGGCAATTATAGCGCGCTGGGATCTGGCGGATCAGCTTGATGGACAGAGGGACGCGGCATGAAACCGGGAATTTATTTCGACATCAGCAACGAAGACTACCACGCCGGTGACGGCGTGAGTAAGTCGCAACTGGACATGGTTGCCAAGAATCCGGCGCTTCTTAAATGGGTTCAGGCAGCACCAGAAGACGAAGAGAAAAAGTCTGCACTGGATATGGGAACCGCATTGCACTGTCTGCTTCTGGAGCCTGGAGAATTCGACAAACGCTTCATTGTTTCACCGAAGTTCGATCGTCGGACGAAACAAGGTAAAGCTGACGAAGAAGCATTTCTTCGTGATGTAGCGGATATGGGGATTACGGTACTTGATGCCGAGCAGTGGCGGAAACTGGAGCTGATGCGTGATAGCGCAATGGCTCACCCGGCGGCACGCTGGATGCTGGAAGCACCTGGTTACTGCGAAGCATCAATGTACTGGAACGATGAAGAGACGGGTGAGTTGTGCCGAATTCGTCCAGACAAATGGCTGAACGAGCACAACGTGATCGTCGACGTGAAAAAGGTTGCAGATATGGACCGTTTTGCACGTCACATCGAGGAATTCCGCTACCACGTGCAGGACGCAATGTACCGCGAAGGCGCAATGAGGGTTACTGGTCAGCCGCATGGTTTTTTCTTTCTTGCCGTGAGCGAAAGCATTGATTGTGGTCGGTATCCGGTACGCGTGTTCGGGCTGGATGCGCCGGATGTCGATGCCGGGCACGCTCTGTTCCGCCGGGATCTGAATACCTATCACGAATGCCGCATCAGCGATGAATGGGGCGGCGTGGAAATTATTAAACGCCCTGAGTGGGCACGCAAACAGGATATGTACGTATGAGCAACGAAATTGCAATCACCAATGATGTGTTGGCTATTCGGGGAATCGATGAAGTTACATGGAGCGCTCTGAAAAACAGTATTTACCCTGGGGCAAAAGATGAATCGGTAATGATGGCAGTCGATTACTGCCGGGCGCGTCAACTCGATCCTCTTCTTAAGCCGGTACACCTGGTACCAATGAGTGTTAAAGACTCGAAGAGTGGAAAGAATGAATGGCGCGACGTGGTCATGCCTGGCATTGGACTTTATCGCATTCAGGCCTACCGTTCCGGCGATTACGCAGGCGCTAATGAACCTGAGTTCGGTCCAGATGTAACACAAACGCTTTCAGGCGTGGAGGTTACCTTCCCTCAGTGGTGTAAGTACACCGTCAGCAAGCGAATGGCAAGCGGGGAAATCGTAGAGTTTAGCGCCAAAGAATACTGGATTGAGAACTATGCAACTGGGGGGCGTGACACATCGGCACCAAATGCCATGTGGAAAAAGCGCCCTTATGCGCAGTTGGCAAAATGCGCAGAGGCACAGGCATTACGTAAAGCATGGCCGGAGATTGGTCAACAAGCCACAGCTGAGGAAATGGAAGGTAAATATATCGACTCACCTGACATTATTGAACGTGACGTAACTCCAAGAAGTCAGGCAAAGCACGGCACAGCATCCAGCATGAACAGTCTGATCAACGCTAAACCAGTGAAAAAGCATGATGAGCAAACGCGTAAAGCGGATAGCCGTGATCCAGAAGAAATGCTGATGGCCTTTACCAGCGCAGCGATGAATTACAGCACTGTCTCCGAACTGGATAAGGCTTACAAATACATTGCACAAAAACTTTCAGATGATGACGAACTGCTGGCAAAAGCCACCGACGTTTACAGCGTTCGTCGGGAAGAATTAAACGAAACATCTATGTAACCACCACCGCGGCGCCACGCGCGCCGCACTGCAACCAAGAGAGGTATTTATGAAAGGTGCATTAGGTAAGAAGGAACTCCTGGCGGTGGTGCCACTGTCATGGAGCACTATCGACCGTATGGAGCGCGCAGGGGAATTTCCTAAACGCTGGTATATCACCGATAAACGCTGCGCATGGAACCGTGACGAAGTTGAGCGTTGGCTTGATGAACGTCAGGCAGCAAGCCCGGCAGAGTTCCAGGGTAAAAAGCCTCCTGTTCAGCAACGTGTATATCGTCCTGTGAGCAACGCTGCATGAGTGCGCTGCTAAGGCACTGGAGCAAATGGTCAGGATGGTACTTATTCCTGGCCTCTGTTTCAGCATGGCTTTATCTGCTGGCATTAATTTTCAGAGAGGGTTGGATTAAGTGAGAAAGTTAAGCCGACTTGAAAAATATCACATGAATAAGGTTTCAATGCGCAGTCCGTCAAAGATTGTCGCCGTTACTCCTGCGGCGATAGAGATCGAAAAACGCGCGATTGAAAGAGAGAAAAAAGGGCAATTCCGCATTGCCGCTCACCTTTGGCTTCAGTGTATGGATGTTGCTTCTGGTGATGTTGAACGTGCAAGGATCGCGGTTCGCAGGGACCAATGTATCACAAAAGGTAACGGCCTTCGCCGTGGCGACTATAGCGGCATAGGATGTTGTGGGGTGGTTTATGACTAAGAAATACACACTAATCTATGCAGATCCACCCTGGGTATACCGGGACAAAGCCGCAGATGGTAATCGCGGTGCCGGTTTTAAATATCCAGTTATGAGTGTGCTGGATATCTGCCGCCTTCCTGTGTGGGATTTTACCGCTGAAAACTGTCTGTTGGCCATGTGGTGGGTGCCAACACAACCACTCGAAGCACTAAAAGTTGTTGAAGCCTGGGTATTTCGTCTGATGACGATGAAGGGCTTCACGTGGATAAAATGTGGTAGTCGACAACCAGATAAACTGGTTATGGGTATGGGACACATGACTCGCGCCAATAGTGAAGATTGCCTGTTTGCGGTAAAGGGAAAACTACCTACGCGCATTAATGCAGGGATCGTTCAGTCATTTACCGCACCGCGGCTTGAGCACTCAAGAAAACCAGATATCGTTCGTGAAAAACTTGTGCAATTGTTAGGCGATGTTTCTCGCATTGAACTGTTCGCCCGCCAGACGTCTCATGGCTTCGATGTTTGGGGTAATCAGTGCGAAGACCCGGCAGTGCAACTACACCCTGGATACGCGTTGGATATTGGCGGATTAACAAATGCATTCAGCAATGCTCAGGTGTCACCAATAGACAACCAGGGGCGGGAGCGTGCAGCATGAACCTATATCAACGCATCAATGGCGCTGACTGGTGCAATATCTTCGTCGTCGGCGATCTGCATGGGTGCTACACGCTGCTGATGAACGAACTCGACAAAGTTTCATTCGACCCGGCGCGCGATTTACTTATTTCCGTTGGTGACCTTGTTGACCGCGGCGCTGAAAACGTCGAATGCCTGGATTTGATTACTATGCCGTGGTTCCGAGCTGTTCGTGGCAACCATGAGCAGATGATGCTGGATGCACTGGTCAACGGCGGAAGTTTCGGACATTGGATGTCAAACGGCGGTGGATGGTGGCACCAACTTGATTCTGAGCAGGATGTGCAACTCAAATACCTTCTGCCAAAGATTACCAACCTCCCGATGATTATCGAACTGGTTACCGGCAATAAGAAGGTCGTCATCTGTCACGCAGACTACCCGCACAACGAATACGCATTCGATAAGCCAGTACCAGAAGAAATGGTGATATGGAATCGTGAGCGGGTTAGCGACGCGCAGGACGGTATTGTCTCGGAGATAACCGGTGCCGATTTGTTCATCTTCGGTCATACGCCAGCACATCACCCACTGGTGTATGCAAACCAGATGTACATCGACACCGGCGCAGTGTTCTGCGGAAATCTGACGCTTACCAAAGTCCAGGAAGGATAGAATTATTTATTACTGTCTTCCATCCACCTCTCAAACTTCGACGGGGAGAACGGAATCAGATCCGTATGCTCCCCGTCAATCCATGAATCAATCATATCGGCCCACTGCTGCAACATGTAGGCGCGCTGTCTGGCGTATTCCGCTTTGTTATATACGGCGCGCACACCTTTCTGCTCATGTGCCAGAGCCTTTTCAATCCAGTCTGAAGGATAACCAGCCTCATGCAACAACGTACTGGCTGTACGGCGCATATCGTGTACGGTGAAGCCCTGAATATGCTCACCATCTTCATTTATTATTTTCACCGTTCTGTCGATCAGAGAGTTCAGCGCGGCATTAGATAATGGCTTCCGGAAATTGTAACGACCAGGAACCAGATATTCACTTCCACCAGCGCACATCTGCAACCCAACCAATATATCCTGTGCCTGTTTAGGCAGGTAAATAACGTGCGCCCGGCTTCCCTTCATGCGGTCTGAAGGAATTGTCCATGTCCATTTTTTAAAATCTATTTCATCCCACGTTGCATTGGTGAATTCGCCTTTACGAACCATAGTGATAAGCACCAGCTTTAAAGCCATTTTCATAGTGCCCATAGCACCAATGGCATCCAGCGTGCGGAAGAACAGGCCAATTTCTTCTGGTGTCAGTGTTCGCTCTCGTGGTTTAAATATGGCGATAGACGAAGGTTTAATGTCAGCCGCAGGATTAAACAAACCATGACCACGGTCATTGGCGTGACGGTATACGCTGCTGATGCTCTCCCTGGCCTGTACTGCTGTTGCCCGACCACCGCGTTCGACAATCCGGTCACACAAATCACGAACCATCGATGTGGTAATTTCAGCCATCATTTTGTTACCAAGAACAGGAAGTATGTCACGGTCGATCACCGCCTGCTTCATTGCGCGGGTACTGTCAGCCAGGATGACGTGTTTCATATAACTGTCGGTATGTACCGCAAACGTCTCGGCACCACGAATCTTTTTGATACCGTCACGTTTAGCCGCAGCCGGTGACTGGCCTGCTTTAAGCAGCTTCTTTGCAGCAATCAGTTCTTCTCGCGCTTCTGCCAGGCTGATACCGTCACGCCCATACTGCCCGATTACCAGTGTTTCGCGGCGACCGTTGATACGGTAGTCATAGCGAAACGAGACCGTGCCTGACGTAAGCACAGCTACATACAGCCCGTCACGATCGGAGACCTTGTACAGTTTGTCCTGCGGCTTGAGGTTTTTTAATTTTGTATCGGTAAGCAC